TCGTATTTTTCCCTGTACTTACAGAGGATGAATTACGACTCTATCAAGCTGACGCGATAGTTCGCGAGGGGATTGAAGAATTGCCTGAGCGACGCCCATACGTGCCTACAGTTCTTTTTTCATTCTCCGATGACTCTATGAAGCTTAAAGCTCATTTTATCGAGGGGAAAAACGTACTGATCGATTTTCTCGACGTTGACGATACACCTCAACTGCGTGAGACGTTGACGCGCTGGATGCGTGCAATACCTGTACTCAGACCGAAATCAGTCGTCGTTACTGTCATGTTCAAAAACAGACAACTAATAGCTTGGAAATATGATGATGTCAACAAAAAATATTACAGATTCGCCTGAGTTTTGGGCCGACCCCCTAGGCGGACAGCAGATTACAACCTCACTCGCAGAATATACCGAGCTGGTGAGTCGTCCGGAGGAATTTTACGTAACGAAAGACATTCAAGAATTTCGTAACGATTTTCGGGTCTATCTCGACGAAAAAAAACATCATGTTGCTAAGTACGTACTACCGTTCAAGCAAACGACGCTAAGCGGAACCGAGAAACCGATAGATTTTGAATTTCGTCCGGGAGAGTTGACTGTTTTGGCTGGCGAAAACGGCTCAGGTAAATCGTTGTTACTCGGACAAATTGGCTTGCACTTGTTAGCGGCTGGTGCGTCACTTTATATCGCTTCATTCGAAATGGCGCCGGTTAAAACGATTGAACGAATGCTTACGCAGGTTGTTTGTTCTCGCGATAAACGTGTTATTGAAGAAAACGATATCAATTTCTTTTTTAACGAATACGCTACGCGCCTGCATATTTGTGATTTACAGCGAAAAGTAGACCCGGACGAACTCATTCGATTGCTCGAAGCAGCAGTTAAGTATTACAGGTCTGACATCCTCTTTGTTGACTCGTTAATGATGTGCGTACGTGATGACATCGATAAAGAAGAAACAGATTACGTTATGGGCCAGCTCGTTGATTTCGCACGCGCTAATAACGTTCATATCGTTGTAGTCGCTCATTGTCGTAAGCGTTCGGACTCAAGCTCTAAATCGTTCAACGTATTCGACGCTGCTACGAAAGACTCGATCAAAGGATCGTCAAACATTACAAACATCGCTTGTAACGTTTTCGTACTCGCTCGCGATTACTCGAAAGTTCAAAAACGAGCAGAGGGTAAAGACGTAGACGACAGTAAACCAGATTTCGTGCTCAATCTCTGCAAGCAACGACATGGCGGATATGAGGGGTTTATCAAGCTGTGGCGCGATAACGCATCGCTCAATTTCTGCACGTCGATGTTACGTATCCCCGTTCGTCCGACGTTATCCAGTACCCCGGTGCCGGATGAAGAAAAAGTAATCGAACCGTATTTCTAAGGAGAAAGCATGACATTCGAATCTTACGTACTTCTAGCGATTTTCGTTGCTCCGGTCGTGTTAGTTAACGCGTACGTACTGACGAAGCTAGCAATTTTGATGTTTACGAATAAAGGAAAGACTAATGATTTTTAGTTTTAATAAGTTTATCGAGATTCTTGGGGTTACTGGCGGTTTGGCTTTGTTTATAAGGCTTTTCGTTCTCGTGTTTAAAAGCAGAGATCGAATCGGCATAGCGATGTTAACCGCGCTGATAACGATAGCAGCCCTTAGCTCTTTTGTAAGCGAGGCGTAAATGAAGATCATTCGATGGATTGAAAAATTCTTGATCGTTATTGGAATCTACGGGGGCTGTATTTCTTTCGGCGCTACGTTCGCTAAGTCAATCGGCAGAGAACCCGCGGTTTTGGGCGAATGGAATATGTACACAGCGCTCGTACTCGCCTTTTTCGGTGCTTTCTTCGACTGGAGGGATTTCAGATGAACGGCGGTTGTTGTCTCCACTGCGCTCACGCCGCTTCGTATTGGATCGATAACGAAGGCAAGAAGCGCGTACCTCCTAAAACCTCATTCGGCGACATGAATATCTTTTGTCTGCACGAATCACGCGCTCCGGGTGAATGCTATCCGATTAGTTTTGCTCGTTGTACACGTTTCAAACGTGCGCAAGACGACCAAATTCAACGCAGACGCGCATTTTATTCGCAGTTTGAACGTTGGCACGCTCATGCGCAAATGATCGCTCAGCGACGTTAAAAACCGCATTACCGAGGAGATTAAAAACATGGATTACAGCGATTACGGTTTTGAGATTACGCGGTTAGCGTCGCTCAATAAAACACCTAAGCAAATCGAAAAAATTTTAGGACTCGATGACTACACGATTCATAAGAAATATCACACGTATTTGATGATGGGTTATCAGCAGTACTTCGAGACTCACGAATGGAACGCAAATCTTACAGAAGAACGCCGTGCCTTAATTTGGCGCGTTTTCGGTCGTTTATACAAAGTAATCAGGAAGAAGAATGAACAAGTATTTGCAAGCTAAAGGGCGTTTACGCGTTGGCGAAATGAATAAAACGGAAACCGCGTTTGCAACCATGCTTGAAACCCGTAAGAGAAGCGGCGAAATCGTCGATTACTGGTTTGAAGCGGTCTCGTTCAAGATCGCTGAGAACCAGTGCAGATATACACCTGATTTCCTCGTACTTCTTAATGACATGAGCCTCGTTGTTTTTGAGGTCAAGGGCTCGTTCCGAATCATCGCAGATGACGCTAAAGTCAAATGCAAAGTTTTCAGCTCTAAATATCCGCTACAGCTCTACATAGTTGCGCCTAGACCTAAAAAAGCCGGCGCCGGCTGGGAATGTCTTAGCTACACAGACGAAAAACCGCCTATCAATCTCAACTAACAATAATCAGGAGGGTTAATGGACGATAAAGAAAAACAGTTAATCGCAGATTTACGACCGCGTTTAGACAACTGGCGTCGAGCATATCGCGATAAGGTTATTAAAAATATTTCGATTACGTACGCAGTTCAAAAAGCTCTAGCGTTGACGCGTGATAAAACGGATTTTTCCGAGGATTACACGGGGCCTGAAGATCGCTCAGAGGATTACGGTATCGAGGTAGATCAGAAAGACGCCGATTTACTTAATACTGTTTGGCAGTACATGAGCACGCCTGATACCGAAATGTTAAGTATCGGTACTCATGGCCTAAACGTCCGCACAGCTAAGTTAATCGTACTGCTCTACGTTTTCGGCTCGGAAAACTCTCTCAACCGTGCCGGACGGAAAATTTGGCGCATAAAACAGCGTGAATTAGATCATTGGACGACTGACGCGCTTACATTCTTCGCTATGCGTATTCGTGTTTACACCATCTATTGCACAAATAAAAAATAACGTGTAGTGTCGTACGTGACAATTTAAAGCCTGTGTTAATCAGGCGGCCGACTTGCCTTAATTAGAGACGTTTCCTTGCGGAGGAACCGGCGCGCTCGGAGGAAACGACGAACGACAACGATTAAGCCAAACGACATAAGAAAAAGTCTAAAGTTACCAATCGCAAGGGAGAAATCCTGATGGGATTTTTCTATTCGGGGATGAGGAAGCGGGAACTTCTTCATCCTTTTTAAATACGACCGCTCGCCATCATGTTTCTCTCCAACGTTTCATGAGTTCGTGAGCGGTTTTTCGTTTCACGGTAATCAATATACAAACACTGTCATAAAGCCTTTTGGTTGCAAGCCTCCTATAAACCGTAAACGAAAGCCGCATTACCTTGTATATGTAACGCGGCACCTCTTAAGCCTCTCGGCGGGCGTTGTTCACCGAGCCAAATAACACTATCTAACGCATGAAACAAAGACAGCTAACAGTTACGTATAAACGTGTCGTCGATTTAATCCCGTACGTGAATAACGCTCGCACGCACTCCGACGAACAAGTAACGCAAATTGCAAGCTCGATTAAAGAGTTCGGCTTTAACAATCCGATTCTTACGGACGGTGAAAACGGCGTTATCGCTGGGCACGGAAGACTGTTAGCCGCTAAGAAGCTCGGTTTAGAAACAGTACCGACTATCGAATTAGCAGGTCTTACTGAAGCTCAAAAGAAAGCGTACATCCTCGCTGATAACAAAATCGCTTTAAATTCAGGTTGGGACGAAGAATTACTCAAGATCGAACTAGACGACTTAAAACTTCAAGGCGTTAACCTCGAAACTGTAGGTTTTTCCGATGAAGAATTGTCTAAGTTAATTATTTCTAACGACGAAGATCAAAATAAAGAAGAAGACGAATTATCTGATCCGAAATTAGAACCAATTTCGCAAGAAGGCGATATTTGGATTTTGGGTGAGCATAAACTTCTTTGCGGAGATTCGACACGAGAAGACGATTTCGCCTTACTGATGCAGGACGAACGCGCAGATTTAGTTTTTACCGATCCCCCGTATAACGTCGCTATAGGCGATAAATATAAGGCGATAAATAATGTTTGCCATACTCAATCGATTACTGATAATTTAATCGGTGATACGTTTAAAAGCGACGAAGAATGCGGCGAGAAGTTGTGGCTTCCAGCGTTTACAAACCTCAAAAAGTTCTCTAAAGATTGTTGCTCATGTTATGTGACTATGCCTCAAGGAGGTACTCACATGATGATGATGATGATGATGATGATGATGATGATGATGATGATGATGATGAACGGGGGGTGGCAAGTAAAGCATGAGTTAATCTGGGTAAAAAATCAAGCGGTTTTTTCGATGAATCGTCTTGATTACGATTACCAACATGAACAGATTCTTTACGGATGGAATAAGAAACATACATATTACGGCGGTGGTAAGTTTAAGACTTCACTGTGGTATTTCGATAAACCACGCTCTAGCAAGTTACATCCAACTATGAAGCCAGTTGAGCTTGTAGAAGAGGCAATTCTTAACAGCTCTAAAAAAGGTGACTTAGTTATGGACGCATTCGGAGGTTCAGGGACTACCGTAATCGCTTGCGAAAACAAAGGACGTAAGGCGCGAGTTATAGAAAAAGACCCGAAATATGCAGATGTAATCGTCACTCGCTGGCAAAACCATACAGGACAAAAAGCCGTGCGTTATCAAGACGGCAAGGAGTTCGATGAATTATGCCAAGAACAAAAATTGAAGTCGACTTAAAGAAAGTCGAGGAATTTGCGCAGGTATGTGATAACGAAGAAGAAATCGCGTTAGCGTTAGGCATTAGCTATCCAACGTTAAGACGACGTAAAAAAGATTCTGAACAATTTGATCAGGCTATAAAAAGAGGTAAAGCCAAAGCTAATGCTTTTGTCGGCGGTAAGCTCATGCAACTTATCAAAGAAGGCAATCCGACGGCGATTATTTTCTATCTAAAAGCCCGTTGCGGCTGGCGTGACGTAGAGCGTAAAGAAATTACCGGCAAAGACGGAAAAGATTTGAACGTGGCGCCGGTGCTCGTAATCCAAAACGATTTAAAAGACTGAACGATGAATGAAGCAAAGAAAGTTAAAGCTGTCGGAAATCGTAGGCCGTGGATACGCATCATTTTGGAATAGCGAACAGCGTTATGTCGTATGTAAAGGCGGACGCGGCTCGAAAAAGTCTAAGACTTCGGCGTTAAAGCTAATCGTCAACTTAATGGCGTACAAAGAAGCGAACGCGCTTGTAATTCGACGTTACGAGCGCACGCTTAGAAATTCGTGTTATTCGGATTTAGTGTGGGCGATACATCGCCTAGGCGTCGAGCAGTATTGGGATTACAAAGTATCGCCGCTCGAGATTACGCATAAGCTGACCGGACAAAAGATTCTTTTTCGCGGCTTCGATGACGCGCAGAAAATCACGTCTATTTCTGTACCGACTGGCGTACTCTGCTGGGTATGGATTGACGAAGCGTATCAGATTGAGGACGAAAACGAGTTCAACAAACTCGACTTATCAATTCGCGGTCAATTACCGGATGGACTCTGGAAACAATTCATTCTTACGTTAAACCCGTGGTCTGAAAGATGGTGGGGCAAAAAACGTTTCTTCGACAATCCGAACGAGGACACGTTAGCGCTAACGACGACTTACTTATGTAACGAATGGCTCGACCCTGCCGATATTGCGATATTCGAGCGTATGCGTGTAGATCAGCCTCGACGCTATAAAGTCGAAGGCTTAGGCGAATGGGGTCTATCGACTGGAACGATTTACGAAAACGTAATCGAGCTTGAATTTGATTTTGACGCGCTGAATAAAGACAAAGAATGTCAAGCGTTTTACGGTCTCGACTTCGGATTTACTGACCCGACGGCATTTGTCGGAGGTTTCGTTAATCAACGTGAAAAGAAAATCTACATTACTCGCTGTTTTCTTGTTCGTGGTCTTACTAACGCTGAAATCGCCGAAAAGATTAAAGCTGAAGGACTTAAACGAGAAGAAGTTCAATGCGATGCTGCCGAGCCGAAATCCATTGAGGAATTACGTGGTCTAGGCGTTAACGCTGTAGCCGCCCCGAAAGGCGCGGACAGCGTGCGTTACGGTATCCAGCTCATACAACAGTATCAAATTATCGTGGCGCCGGACGTACCGAATTTCTATAACGAAATCACTAATTACACGTGGGCGACTGATTCGTCAGGAAATCCGACGGATAAACCGGATCACGAATTTTCACACGTGCCGGACGCTCTGCGTTACGGCGTCGTCGGAAAACTGAATAGCACTAGTTTCTCATGGCAAAAAATATTCAAGTAAAAGGCGCTGGACGCTTGGTTACGAAACACGACAGCGCGACTGCATACGTAAGCTCTGTATGCACAGGCGAGTTAATTACGAACGTCGCAAACGAAATAAGTTTTTCGTTACCGGACGAACTAAAGGGTCGTTTATTTTCGTCTAACTGGGTAGCGCGGCGTATGGCTGAGTCAATCGCAAGCGATATGACCAGTAAAGGCGTCAACTGGCGATTAGACGCTGATACGTCTGCGTTCCTAGAGAAAGAGTTCCGTCGCCTAAACGTGTGGCGCCTGCTGACTGACGCTATTACGTACGCACGCGTTTACGGCGGTTCGCTCGTAATGATCGATATGGGCGACGGGGCGCCGGAAAGCGTTTTAAACCCTAACGGTACGTTGCTCGGTTTTCGCGTATTCGATAAAACCGAAATCACGCCGAGTACGACCGTAAAAAATTATGGCGCCGAGGCGGGTTTACCTGTTAAATACTCGATTCAGCCAGCCTACGGAACGTTGAGCACGTTCGACGCTGACGCTTCACGTGTCATTCGCTTCGATGGCATACGTTCAACGCATCGTAAGCTCAACGTAAATCAAGGCTGGGGTGAGTCCGTTTATGACGTAGCTAACTCAGCAGTCAGCGCATACGGAGCCTCGTTAGATAGCTGTCTCGAATTACTCAAGCGCTGCTACATTCGCTATTTAGGTATCGAAAACTTTTGGCAGGGCTTACAGGACGACGAACGCGCTTCTTTCATGGGACGCGCTGTAAAAATGATTAACGACGTTCAAAATAACTCGTCGTTAACTGTTTCTGATAACAAGGATACGTTTCAGTCTCAGAGTTACTCGTTCGGCGGCATTCGTGACGTGCTGATTACGTTCTCAGAACAAATCGCCGGCGCCGCAGAAATACCGTTAGTCAAGTTATTCGGTATGTCGCCCGCTGGATTCTCGACCGGAGACGCTGATCTAGCGAATTATTACGATACCGTCTCGCGCCTTCAAGAGGATAAGTTACGCGAACCGATTAGCCGTATCGCTTCGTTAATCCTCACCAGCTCAGGACGTAAAGTTGACGAAATAGACTTCGACTTCGTACCGCTCAAACAAGAATCTACGGCAGAGCGCATTACTAACGCTCAGAACGCTGTAAATACGATTCTCAGCGTACAAGCAGCAGGGCTTATTTCTGACAAACGAGCGCTCGAAGAAATCGCCGCGTTATCCGAAAAAACGGGAATCTTTTCAACGGTTACGCCGCAAGACATTGAAGCGCTTAACGAAGTAGAGCCGCCTCCGATACCTAACGAAGGTCAGTACGTTGAAGCTGGCCTGCCTAACATAACTAGCGTATTTAATCCTGACGATATGCTAACGAATCCGAACGTCGGAGCGTTTAAATTAAATGGCAACGTTTAATCACGAAAAAACGTACCGCGCTCGCGTGTGGCGTTATTACCGTCAAGTCGCAAGAAACATTCAGGCGATTATTAACATGAACCTGAATCCAGACGGGACGATTAAAGACTTTGGGATACTGCAAGCGCAGCTCGATAATTACGCGAATGCGTTACCTACGCCGACCGCCACTCTCTGGTCAAAAATCATAGGAAATAACGCGGTACTTCTTGCGCGAGATTTCAAAAAAGCGGCGGGTTTGCGCATTGATACGCAGTCGCCGCAAATGATCGCGTTAGTAAACAAGCTCGTTCAAGAAAAGGTCGATTTAATAAAGACCTTGCCTAATAACGCCGCTTTAGAGGCTCAGAAACTTAGCTCAGAGATTGCGTTAACGACTGGCGCCCGCCACGAATCGTTAGTCGCGAAAATTCAAGGAATGACGCCTAATTATCCTGAATACGCGGCACGACGCATCGCACGCACCGAAGTAGCGCGTACGCAGTCAACGCTCGTACAGGCTCAAGCGCAGTCCGTCGGAATCGATCAGTACGTATGGCACACCGTCGAGGATGAATCCGTACGCGCTTCTCATCAGGCGATGGACGGTAAAGTTTGCTCGTTCTCAAATCCGCCTGAAGTTGAACCCGGTAAATACTATAACCCCGGGGGTACTTACAACTGTAGATGTTTTGCCGTACCCCTCCTGCCTAATAACGCTTAGGAGTCTAAATGTATGACTTGAGCTATCCAATTTCACCGAATAAAGCCCTCACAAAAGAGGGTTTTTTAATTTGTCGTAATGCCGTTATTGCCTCGATTTGCACACGAGAATATTTACCTGACGAATTAGATCAGGTAAAGCCTAACGCTGACGGGAAAGTGTTTTTAATACGTCCTAGTGACGTTTTATTCTCCGACGATACGATCAATTCATTTGAGGGAAAACCGGTAACGCTAGGACATCCGGACGTGCCTAACGTCAACGGCGAAAACTGGAAACAATTCGCTGTAGGCACCGTATCTCACGTAAGACAAGGCGCTGAATCTACAGCAGGTTGTCTAGTCGCTGACATCATCATTTTCGACCCGAAAGCGATTGAAGAAGTCGTGAACGGTAAAGCTACAGAGCTTTCGTGCGGTTTCGATTCAAACGTGATCGATCAAGGCGGCGGTATCGGCGTCGAAACAAATTTCATAGGTAATCACGTTGCCCTCGTCCCGCTCGGACGCGGTGGCGGAACGTGTTCTTTAAAGGATTCTGCAATCACTAAATCAAAGGATAAAAAAATGGCCTTTTTTAATAAAAAAGATGAAGCACCTGACGTTAGCGCTCAGATTCTTCAACAGCTTCAGGCGTTGACCGAACGAGTCGCCGCTATCGAAAAATCTACGCAAGCTCAGTCTCCGGCGCCGGCTACTAACGCTGACGAAGCTAAACAGCCTGAGCCGAACGCCACTCAGACACCTGCACCGGATAACAAAGCAGCTGAAACTCCGGCGCCGACACCTGACGATAAAAAAGCAGATGACGATATGCCGCCAGCCGCTCCTAATCCGTTGGCTGGCATTGATCCTGCTGTACTCGGCGCCGCTATCCTGCAAGCGTTGACCGACGCTAAAGCAGATAAGAAAGCCGACGAAAAGAAAGTTGACGAATGCAAGAAAGAAGAAGCGAAGAAAGACGCTAAACCCGAAACCAAGCTCGACGCCGCGATGATTCGTGACGCCGCAGATATCGCTCCTTCGTTAGCGCCTACGACGCCTAATCTGCCGTATGCCGCGATTCTTGAGTTTGCGAAATCACAGCAAGGCAAATCCTTCGTCGACTCTTTCGGCGACTTGTCTAAATGTGATCACGCGATGGTTTTACGCGCCTGCGCGAACTTCAAGCGCTCTATGACTCAAGCGACGCTCGCAACAGTTAAACACGATGAAGCACCGAAGAAAGTCAAGTCGTTTGTCGAGCAAAGCGCCGAACTTTGGAATAAAGCGAAATAACTTATCGGAGATAAAAAATGCAGACTGGATACATTGAACAAAATATGATTGCGGGTTTCGTAACTCGTGGTGGCGCGGACATTAAGTCCATTACGGCAACCGCTGCTATCGGCGCCGGTTTGCCTGTCAAACAGGATTCGGATGGCAACGCTAAATTGCTCGAATCCACCGACGGCCTCGACGCCATGATCGGCGTTGTCGTGCGTTTTCATGACGGTTGGACGTTACAGGTGTTTCCGCAGGAAATCGGCGTACTTAGCACTGGTTACATTCAGGTGCCTGCTGCCGCGTCCATTACGCCTAAACGAAATCAGGCCGTCTATTACGACGCGACAAATCAAGTTTTTACGACTGATAACACGAAGGTGCCCATTCGCGCAGTTTTCGCCGCCAACGGAATTGCTGACGGATGCGCTGAAATTCAGGTAACTCAGCAAGTCGTAATCCCTGTTAAGGCTACAGGTTCTTAATCAAACATCATTTTTCTTAACTAACTAAGCCTCGTTTGTTCACTCGGACGGGGCTTTTTTTTATGGACAAATAAAATGGCAATTTCAGCAGATCAAGTAAAAGCGCTGTGGAATTCTCGCCTTGCACAGCTTGAGCCGGAAATCATTCGCCCGCTTACGAACTACTATTTCACTCGCGACATTCCTATCGTCGAAGACCTCGATAAAGTCTCTAACGTCGTCGCTCTGAGAAACATCAAAGGTATCGGACAGGGCACTAAAGACGCAAAAGGAATGTCTTGGCTTGGAAAGGGTGCAAATGACCTTCGAGGCGTTGATTACGAACTGAACGCTACGGCTGTCGCAGTTTATACAGCTGGCCGCGAAATCTCCGTAACCTCTATGGAGCTTGAGGCCGCTCAGAAAGCTGAGGATATCAACGTTAACGCCGAGCAGGTTGAACTCGTTAACGATAAATTCCTGCAAGAAGCACATCAGGTCGGTTATCTTGGCGATAGCGGCTTAGGTTTCAAGGGCTTCTTGAATAACGCTTCTATCAAGAAGGGAACGACTACGGGCGCTCTCGCTGAAACCTCTCCGACATGGGACGGTATGGCGAAGGCTATTGATGACTACTTCAATCAGGCATATCAGGCTACTAATGGCGTCATCATGCCAAACACTATGCTTCTTACGCCTGCTCAGTACGTCAAGCTCTTTAGCATGAAGGCTCCTGACGACCGTCACTTCTCTATGATCGATTACATCGAGAAGGAATCTCTTGGACGTAAGGTTGCAGGTTCTATGACTGTTAATCAGGTCAAGGAATTATCTTCTCTCGGAACCTCTTCTAAAGACCGTATGGTTCTATATACGAAGGATAAAAACTACGTTCGTTACCATATTCGCCCGGTATGGCGTGAAAAGACCTACGATAAAGGTCTCGACTACTGCGCCGCTTACTTGTGGCGCTTGGCTGAAGTTCAGTTCCGCCGTCCTGAGACCGTGATGTACTTCGACAACATCTAATCCTCGCACCTCGCGAGGTTTTTTTATGCCTGCTGGTTTACGCCAGCGGGCGTAATTACGTTTGAATCAAAATGACTTACAACGATTTCATACAGATTTTTTCCGAGTTTTCAGAGTTTCCGAAGATTCGCGTCGAGTTCTATTTGTCTGAAGCGGACAATCAGATTAGCGAAAACAGATTCGGAAAAAGCACCGAGTTCGGCAAAGCTCTGTTTACCGCTCATTACCTAGCGTCGCTTGATAACGGTCAGCGTACCGGCGCCGGTGGCGTTACAAGCGGTACCGTAAGCGGTGGCGCTCATGGCGCAGTCGCTTCTAAAACTGTCGGTTCCGTTTCCGTTTCTTACGATACTGCGTCCACGTCGTTCGCTGACGCTGGCTATTGGAATTCGACGCCTTACGGGAAACAGTTTTTTGACCTTTTAAAACGCTATCGGCGTATGCCGTTCGCTGTTACGGGACGTGCGACATGGCCCTAACGATGAAAGTAGAAGGAGCGGACGCGCTCAAGTCAGACATCTTTCACTTAAAGAAACGTTTCGAGCGTTTTAACAGGCAAGGCGTCTCGATTGGTTATATCGAAGCAAAAAGTTTGAAGCGCAAGGATACGCCTGTAACTAACCTCAAAATCGCAACGTGGCAGACATACGGGACGCATACGATACCGCCGAGACCGTATTTAAAACCAGCCTTACTAACGAACGAAAAACGAATACACGAAATCATTGAGCAAGCGTTAGTTGATGAAGGATTGAGTGGTAAGACCGGCGCCGTGAACAAGGCGCTGAACGTCGTCGGTATGCTCGTTCGCGATACGGCCAAACAAAATATCGTCGATCAACGTAATTTCGTACCGCTGGCGCCGGCAACGATCGCGGCCCGTAAACGTCAGGACTTTAAAGGTACGAAAGTTCTTATCCGCACTGGCGCGCTTCTTAACGCTATTCAATACGTCGTAGATAAAAAATGATAGATGTCTCTGAAATCGTTAGAGACCCTGATTTCACGGTCTCATGCGTACTCATTCGTCAAAAGGCTAACCCGCTCGGAAACGGACGCGACGAAATTACGAGAATACGTAAGCCGATACAGGCGGTTCTACAGCCGTTAACGGATGCGCAGTTAGTAAATATCGTGTACGCGGACGGTTCGCCTGTAACTTGCGGCCTTACGTACTACGGCGTCGAGCGCGTATCGCTCGCGGACGAAGGCTTTATTAATGATCAAATCGAATTCAACAGCGTTCTGTACGACGTTATGTCTATCGCCAATTACAACCCGAACGGAGCCTACTATCAGGCAACGCTCGCAAGGAGCAAACAAGTATGAGTTACGTAGACTCTACGCAAGCAGGAGTGCTCGCAAGCACTGCTACATACGTTTATTCAAAAGATTTCGACGACAAATTTCAGGCGTGGTTAGCTGACGCGCTCGACTGTAATCCGAACAACGTAAAACCGATGTTTGGAGAGTTCGAAACAGCGATTAGTACGAACGTCCTAAACGTATTTTTCGAGTTCTATCAAATTGAATTCATCGGTGACCCATATACCGGTGAAGAAAACGACGACTATTTAACTCAGATGTACGAGGGTACTGCACATTGTCGCGTTAAATTGATCGGAGAAAACAGCCGCGAGAAGGCGTTTTTATTACATGACTTGATTTACTTGTCTCAGAACGTCGACGCGCTTCAAAAATTCGGACTCAGCATTAACGAGGCTCAGATTATCGAGTTAGATCGAATTACCGAAGGTCACGCCCATACGCCAGCGTCAACAGTCGATTTAACGCTCGATTACTCCTACGAGCGTAAATGGGCGGTTAAGTCTTTAGTTTCAGCTCCTACAGATATTCAAAACTATTAAATAGAGGATTTTTAAAATGGCACTTTCTTTAAACAATATCGTTAATGTCGATATGGTGTTTAGTCCGAAAGCCGCGCAAACTCGCGGATTCGGCATTCTCTGTATTCTCGGAGATACTAAAAACGTTATCACTGCCGGAGAGGGCTATCGCACGTATACAAGCTCTGATGACGTTGCTACCGATTTCGGCGATGACGCACCGGAAACGCTAGCGGCGATGGCGTATTTTTCTCAGTCTCCGAAACCGCAGACTTTGATTATCGCCGAGCCGTGGGACTCTACAACCGATACCGCTATCAGTACTCGCGTTTCTAAGTTATTCGCTGATTACGGAAGAAACTTCTACGGCTTTATTACAGCTACCAGCGCTACAGTCTCAGACGATGAAATTCTTAAAATCGCTCAGATCGTTGAATCGTCCGCGGACTCGCACATTTACGGTATTACGCTCACAGATTTGACGTGTGCTAATTCTGTCTATACTGACGAATCTACAGACCTGCCGTCTAAACTCAAGCGTGGCCAATTTACGCGCACTATCGTATTCGCCTCTGAATACGACGCTAACGATTCAGCCTACAGACTGAATAAATATCTCGTTGCGTCGGCGTTAGGTCGTATGTTTAGCGTTAATTTCAGCGGTTCGATGACAACGATCACGCTGAAATTCAAGCAAGCTCCTAGCCTCCAGCCGACTAATTTAACTCAGTCTCAGGATACGAATCTCTCGGCACGTAACGTTAATAAATATGCGATTTTCTCGAATGACACCTACATTATCGAAGAGGGTGTCATGTCGTCCGGTATGTGGGCGGATGAACGCCACGGCTCTGATTGGTTGCAGGATTTAATTCAGACTACCGTTTACAACGTTCTCTATCAGTCCAAAACGAAAATCCCGCAGACCGATGACGGAGTGGCGCGCCTTATGGCTGCTGTTGCTAACGCTATCGATCAGGCCGTCATTAACGGATTTGTGGCGCCGGGCGTATGGAATAGTGATCCGTTCGGCGACCTTGAATCCGGCGCCTACCTCGAAAAAGGCTATTACCTGTACGCACCGTCTGTTAACGATCAGTTGCAGAACGAACGCGAGGCCCGCAAGTCTCCGGTTATTCAGGCCGCTATCAAACTCGCTGGCGCTATTCACAGCGTACCGATCATAGTCAACATCAATCGCTAATCAAGTCATTTTCTAAACAAGCCCTGCAACGAACGCAGGGCTTTTTTTATGGATTTTCAAAATGAATAAACCGACATATAGCATCGCTCGCGCAAGCGCCGCATACGCCGTCTTTGGTGGCGTCTCGTTCGATTTGAAGCAGGGTCTCACCGATAACGGCATTACGATCAACCTAGACGAGGATTTCGGTGAACGTAATAAGGCGATTGACGGTTCTAGCATTTGGAGCGAATACGAAACGAGCGCAGGTACGATCGTACTTGAGTATCTTCCTTCTTCTCCGTGCGTTCCGTTTTTCATAACTTTGCACGCTACTCAACGCGGCACTGGTTCTACTGGTTCGGACACTGTAACGGTTATTGACCGTGACATGAAATTTACGTACACAGGCTCTCAAGTCGCTATCCAGTCAATTACCGGACACAACGTCAAAAAATCAAAAGGCGATTCCATCGTCGTAACGCTTAACTGCGGACAAATTACCTCTATCGGAGCTTAATCGCATGACTAAATATCAGGACATTACCGTTAACGGAGTTACCGTTCGTTTATATCGTTTGTCTGCTAAGCAGCAGCATGACATCGTTAATCAATATTTTTTCCCGATTACGACTCAGGCGGGAGAACTAGTAAACGTAATTATTAAAAATCCGCAGAATCAAATCGCCATTGCCTCTGCTATCGCTGAGGCTGTAAATAAATTCATGCCGGCAGACAGGCGGGATGAATTGATATTTAAACATTTAATGCCGTCCGTTAAAGTCGTAGCGGCAGGGATGGAGATTGAATACTGCTCTCATAAAGGCGAAATTACGTGCGAAGAGCTGAACAACATTAAATCGTTGTACAAAATCACGTACGAAGCGCTCAAATATAACTTTGAAGATTTTTTTACAGACTGGCTCAACGAAAACAAGTTGAGCTAACTCCGCCCGAATGGCGTGACTCCGTACGCCTTTTAGATATTCCTGAGTCTTTCCTAATGCGCCCCGTTCTGCGGGGCTTTCTTTCTTTTGAGTCTCTTTTCGATTCGTCCGTTTCGTTAGGCGATTTAGTACTTCTAAATGACGCTATCGACGCGAACGACGAAAACGAGAAACGCGTTTATCAGTATTACGAGCGTAAAAATGGCCGAAACTAAAAACGATGTAAATTTGAGAGTAGGCGCATTAGTCGATTTTGCGTCATTATCTGTCGCAGAAAAAGCAGTAGGCTCGTTTTCTGACAAAATCGTTAACTTAGCTAAATGGGCCGGCGCCGCTATTGCCGCTGGTTCCGTGGCCGTAGCTATCCAGCGTACAGCTGATAAATTTAACGATCTCGGCGATGTCGTCTCTCGCGTTGGTAACGCTACCGTAAAAGAGTTAGATCGGCTCGGATATGTGGCTGAGCTTACAGGCTCAGACGCAAATACCGCTACAGCCTCGTTTGAAAACCTCTCTCGAACGATAGGTGAAGCGGCTCAAGGTATCGGACGGGGCGCGCAAGTCTTTGAAAAACTCGGCTTATCTGCGAAAGATGCGCAAGGCAACGTCAAAACAACGACTCAAGTTTTAGACGAAATCAAAGTCAAAATTAAAGACTTGAGCAAAGCTGAGCAGTCTGCGTACATTCAGCGACTCGGCCTTGATCGTTCAATGATCGGAATGCTCACGTCTGATACGACTGAGATTATCGATCAATACAACAAACGTACCGAGGCTCTCGGAATAAATGTAGACGAAGCAGCCGAGCTAGGCGCTAAATACAACGACGCTATTAAAGTTACGGAACGCGGTTTTGACGACATCATTACCGCGTTTGTTTTACGTGTCCTACCGTCTATCACGACAGCGATAGAACGCGTTTCTAAGCTGATTGATGAAAACGCCGGACTGATTAAAAGCTACGTTGATCCTATCGCCGCCGCCGTATCAATCGGCGCCGACCTTGTTACTGGCTTCATAACCGGAGTCGGGAAACTATTTAAAGTTCTCGGAAAATGGCCTGTTTATATCGGCGCTGTAACTGTTGCATGGAAATTATTAAACGCTGTATTTAAGGCGTCTCCGATTGGACGCATTATTACTCTAGTCATGGGATTAGTAACCGCTATCGGTTTGCTAATCGATGATTACGAAACGTGGAAAGAGGGCGGGAAATCGTTCTTTGACTGGTCAGCCGCGCAAGTGTGGTTTGACCACATGAGCAAAATTTTCGATGCATTAAAAACGATTGTCGGAAATTTCTTTAGCGCTGACTGGTGGAAATCTAAGATCGAAATGATCTCGAATGAGATGTCGTTATTAGGCGAAAGGATTCAAGGCTTTTTATCCGATAGCTGGAATAACGCTATTACTGAGGCCTCTAACAAATGGGATGAGCTAAAAAATACTATTTCTCAAAAAGCTCAAGGCGTTTACGACGGCATTATTTCAACCTTCGTAGGTTTGAGTACGTGGTTTAGTGACCTGTGGAACTCTATCGGCGACGGGGCTATGACGGCGTTAACCAATATTGGTAAAGCGTTTACTAAATGGTGGAACGATTTAATTAACTCCGTTAAAAATTTCGGTAAAGAAGCCACGGAAAAAGCCGGAAACATGGTTACTGGCGCTTGGGATACGAGCGTTAACGCAATCAAAGGCATGTTTTCGTGGGGAAGTAAAAAGGACGACGATAAAGCTGCATCCAGTCTGCCGACAACGACTAACAATAATCAGCGCTCTAGCACCACGTATAACAACAACGCTCAGGTACATCAAACAATTACCGTCAGTAGCGTAAAAGAGGCTAAAGAAATCGCCGGCTCAACTAACCGAGCATATCTACAGCAAGGTGGCTAACAATGTCTTTCTTAGAAACGCAGGTACTAGGATTAGCCAGTACGGCAGTCGGAAAACTGCTTCAAATTAAACCTATTCGAAGATTTGAGGCGTTTTCCGATTTTTGTTCTATTACTGAAACGCACAATATCGCTGTAACTGCAACTCAATACCCTATCGAAGACGGCACGCAGGGCACCGATCATATCGTTCGCGAGCCTAAAAATATTACGTGGGATGTCGTTTTCGGTGAGCGCTCAGACCCGCAGGGAACATATCAACGTTTACTTGATTTGATGTATAGCGGTGTACCGTTTACGGCAGTCACTGGTCTTAAGCGTTACGAAAATATGCTTTTAGTGTCTGTAGCGGCCAATCAAGATTCGCATTCGGCGCGCATTCTAAAGTGCACGCTGACAATGCAAGAGGTTTTAATAACCTTTCCTCTCGCTACGAATATGCCGCCACGGTCTCAGCAAGCGAACCCGAACGTAACGGCTAAAACCGCACAAACAGGTACGAAACAGCTTCAAGAAAAGCCCGTAAAAGTGTCGGCTATGGAGGATGGTTATCAGAACCTCAAGAAAATCTTTTAACGGTTTCTTTTATAAAAGATGAAAACATACGAAATACCGCTCAATTCTTTTGCCGAAGAATTTAATGTCGAGATTCAGGGCGTTAATTACTTACTGCGGACGAAATGGAATGAACCACTTCAAGCGTGGACGCTCGATATCGGACGTTCTGAGAACGACTGGCTCATACGTAATCTCGCGTTAGTCGCTGGCGAAAATCTCCTACAGCAGTACGAGCATCTAAAGCTCGGTTTCGGCCTGATCGTCGTAACGGACGGCGACGAAAAGGCAGACCCTACAGAAACAAACCTCGGTATCGATTCTCATTTAATCGTAGTTACACGTGATTAATTTTTGGCGAAAAATTACGCTCCTTGTCGGAGATAAAGACGGCAAAGGATTAGACCTGAGCGGCTTTAGAGTCTCGTTCGACGTTGAGAAAACCGCGCTTCAAGACCCGAATACAGCGAAAATCGACATTTATAACTTGTCTAAAACGACGATAGCGCGTATCGCGGACGGTGATTTAAAACGAATTGTCTTACAGGCTGGTTACGAGTCTCATAACGCTGTAATTTTTGACGGAAACATTATCAGTACGTCACAGATTAGAAACGGCGCGGATACGATTCTCAGTATCGACGCTGGGGACGGTCAGAGCGGCTATTCATACGCGCTCGTTAATGAGACGGTTGGCGCCGGTTACTCAAATAACGACATCGCTAAAAAATCGTTTAACGCGATGAAAGAGCGCGGCGTTAAAAACGACGATCTAAAAGCAGTAAGTAATGAGACTAAGTACCCTCGCGGGCGCGTGCTTTTCGGAGCCGCTCGTAATTATTCACGTGAGGTCTCGAAAAACAGTGATACGCAGTGGTCGGTTCAGGATGGACATTTAGTCTATTGCAAGAAAAACGCTACACGCGACGACCGTAAGGCGTTCATTCTGCGGCCTGATACCGGCATGATCGGCTCGCCTAAAAAGGACAAGGACGGCGTAACGGTTTCTTGTTGTCTTAACGCGCTCCTACGTATTTACGACCCTATCCGTATCGAGTCTGAGTTTCTTACGGGTGACTTCAAAATCCTTTCGCTTAAACACTCAGGCGACACCCACGGGAACGAATGGAGCACAGAAATTAAAGCGTGCTCGTTAGACCCGTCAACTAAGAAAACGACGAAAAAATGAATCAGCTCGAAAGAATCGCTACACCTGAAGAAATCGAGAGACAAAAGTCTGAGGATTTAAAAGCTCAGATTAGAGTCGCTATGCCTGCAATCGTTACAAGTGTCGATTTAGGCCGTCAAGTCGTATCCGTAAGACCCGCGATTATGGGAAAACTACGCGGATACGAAGGTAACGTTACAGAGGTTCAGTATCCTGTCCTTACCGAAGTACCGATAGCGTTCCCTCGCGCGGGCGGTCTTTGCATTACGTATCCTGTCGCTGAGGGTGACGAATGTCTCGTAGTTTTCGCCGATACGTGTATCGACTTTTGGTGGCAGTCCGGCGGCGTCCAGTCTCCTAAAGATTCGCGCTCACATGATCTTTCGGACGCTATCGCGATATTTGGTCTTTCGTCTCAGCCTAGAAAATTGCCGAGCGTATCCGCTAACGCTATCGAGATTCGTACAGATTCGCGGTCAGACTACATAAGCCTCACGGCTGGAAAGCTAGATATTCAAATCAACGGTGAAACGATCGTAACGGCGAATAAATCTACAGTCGTATGCCCTGATAACACGATACAAGGCCCGCTAAAAGTCACTGGTCTTATTACCGGACAAGGCGGCTTAAAGATAAGCGGAGGTAGTGGAGCTTCTGTTACAGGGACGATTCATGCGACTGGCGATATTTCGTCCGGCACTGTTTCGCTTCAATCTCATACGCACAACCACGGCCCGGCGCCGGATAAATAAACCATGAAATATCGAAAACTAGACGAAAACGGCGATATGACATTCGGCGCCGGCCTCGATAACTATTTCATAGACAGCGCCGAGGCGGTAGCTCAGTCAGTTCTTACGCGACTCAGGATGTGGCTGCGTGAGTGGTACTTAGATACCAACGACGGTACGCCTTACTACCAGCAGGTACTAGGAAAACATACGCAAACCGAGGCTGTACAGGCGATTTATCAGCGTATTCGAGAAACATCGGGCGTCAATCGAATTACAGAGTTTTCTACAGCGTTCGACCCTGATACGCGTCGACTGCGTATTGAGGTAACACTAGATACAGTTTATGGCGAGGTAAGAGTAAATGCCTGATCTCAAAAAACTAGCCTACGTCGATGACGCGGGCTTTTTTGTTGCCGATTTCGAGGATTTTCTTGAGTACAACAAAGAAGCGATGCGTTCGATCTACGGCTCAGATATCAATCTTGACGCTGACTCGCAGGATGGACAATTAGTCGCGCATTTCGCTCAGTCTCAATACGATTTAGCGCTCCTATGCGCCGAAGTCTTCAATAACTTTTCACCTGCGACAGCACGCGGGGACGCGTTAAGTCGTGAAGTCAAAATCAACGGCATAGCGCGTCAATCCTCGACACATTCAAGCGTCGACGTTGTTATCACAGGCAACGCGGGAACGACGATCACGAACGGGCAAGTACGTGATACCTCAAAAGATTCTCACGTATGGAATTTACCGCCTGAAGTAGTAATCCCTACGAGCGGCTCTATAACAGTTACTGCGACATGTGACGACGCAGGCGATATTAGAGCCGGCGCCGGTACTGTTACGAGAATCGCAACGCCTACAGAAGGCTGGATAAGCGTTACTAACAACTCCGAAGCCGCGCCCGGACGTGATACGGAAACTGACGCAGAGTTACGTGTTAGACAAACGTATTCGACCGCTCAGCCGTCGCAAACTGTGCTTAAAGGCATTCTCGGCGGGATTCTCGACGTGGACGGCGTAACGCGTGCAATCGTTTACGAAAACGATACGAGCGCTACAGATGACAACGGCATACCTAGTCACTCGATAGCAGTCGTAGTCGAGGGCGGGGACGCTCAAGTTATTGGCGATGTTATCAAGTTGAGAAAAACGGCAGGTACAGGCACTTACGGTACTACGAGCGTAACAGTTAGAGACTCCGAAGAAGTGCCGATGATCGTTAATTTCTTCCGTCCTACTGTCGTACACATCAAAGTAAAGATCACGCTAGAGCCGCTTACAGGCTTTACTACTGAGCTTTACAACTCGATTAAGTCTCAGGTCGTTGACTACATTAACTCATTAACGTTCGGTCAAACGGTACGTATCTCTAAGTTATACGTACCTGCGAATCTCGAAAACGACAACAGCGATATTTCTTACGACATCACGTCTATTCAGATAGCGAAGAATACAGGCGCATTCGCCAGCGCAAACATCACTATCGGATTTAACGAAGTAGCGCACTGCGATATAGCCGATGTCGAGGTAATTACGAATGACTGATTTCAATACGTATCTAAAGCGCGTACCGTCCGAGCATAGGGACAAGCCGCGATTCGTTGAAACGCTCCGTTCGTTACTCGGCCCAGTACTTGAGCTACAGGCGTTAATGGAGCGCGTACCGATTGATTACGACCTCGATAGCGCTGTCGGAAAACAGCTTGACGTAGTGGGCGAATGGGTCGGACGTAATCGTTACGTATCTATTCCGATTGAGGGCGTATTTTTCACGTTCGACGATACCGTCATCACTGGCTACGACCGCGGCGTATGGTGCGGCGAATATGACGCCACCAGCGGGATGACGAAACTAGACGATGACTCATATCGATTCCTGCTCAAACTACAGATTCTCGCGAACGTATGGGATGATACGCCGGAAAAATTTTACGAAGGTGTCCGCTCACTCTTTAACGGTACGTTAAGCGTCGTTATCGAAGACCATCAGGACATGACGATATCGATCGGTGTCGTCGGTAAAGCTCTATCTAGCGCTCAGCGCGCTCTATTTCTACAGCAGATAGCACCGTTTAAGCCTGCGGGCGTACGAATAAACGTTTTCATGTTTACGCAGTACGACGACGTGCCGCTTTTCGCTTTCGATATGAATACGCCTCTCTTACAGGGTTTCGATACAGCCGGATGGGCGGAAATCATCGCTAATTAAATCTCAAATTTTTCTCAAACAAGCCTCGCTTAAACAGCGGGGCTTTTTTTTATGGGTTTTTCTCATGGCTACTAATAACATCCTCAGTTTTTGTGCCGGCGCCAATCCAAATGTTACCCCGCTCGCCACTTGGCAGACTAAAGCGGTTCGCTCCAGTGGATTCGTCTCAGGTATTGCAATTTCAGGCGACGTTAACGCCGCTATCGTGGGCGGCGCAAATATCGCACATGCAGTCGGCGAATTTATTAAAACTCAATTAGATGAAGACGTAAACGCTACAGATGACGCTGTCCTAGTTAGTCAGTTTTTGCGCGCTCTACAAGTTTTTATTCAGCGTGGTGGCGCTTGTCCGATAGGTTCGATTATTCCTTACCTCGGCGGCGATGTGCCTTACGGCTGGTTATTAGCGAACGGAGCCTCTGTGCTCAGGTCGCAGTACAACAAGTTGTTCGCCCTAATAGGTACTAAGTTTGGCGCGGTTGATGAGGCACATTTTAATTTGCCGAATCTGCATCACCGATTCATCGAAGGCACCACCTCACTTAGCGAGGTGGGAAGCTACGTCGAGGCGGGCTTACCGAATATCACAACGTCAATTCCTCACGATTTCGTTATGACAAACACAGTGGC